CACACGACGGCGAAGATGCCGTTGCAGATTATTTATGTGTCCTACAACATCGCGACGGCTATCCCCAAAAGTCGAATTATTCGACAAATCATCGACTCTCCGGAGTACCGCAAGATCTTCCCGAAGGTAAAACTTAAGGCGGGTATGCAGTCGGATATCGGCTGGTCTATTGACTTCGATTACGCAGGCATTCCCCGCGTTGGTGACGAAGAATTCACGTTGAGGGCAGCCGGTCTGCGAGGTTCAATTACCTCAAAACGAGCTCATTTGGTGATCGTGGATGACCCTATTAAATCCAGTGCGGACATCAAAAACCCGACAATTCGGGAGGAGATGAACAACAACTGGTCTTCCGTTATTGCGCCAATTATTTTTGAAGGCGGTCGTTCGATTTGCCTAGGGACTCGTTTCCACCCATTGGACATCCATAAAACGATGTTCGTCCACGAAAAAGGGTGGAAGCAGGTAACGCAGGAGGCTATTACTTATAACAATAACGGAGACCCTGTTAGCTACTGGCCTAATCAGTGGTCTGTTGAGTATCTGCTCGGGCAGAAAGAACTTGACCCCGTAGCTTTCGCGTTCCAGTATCAGCAGCAACCGGTTATGACCTCGGATCTGGTTGTGTCGCCAGATCTGCTGATTAAAGGCGAAGTGGTTACTGAATTCGACACTTTAGCCGTAGGAATTGACCTCTCGGCAAGTAAAAACGAAACCAGCGACTATACGGCTTTTGTCTTAGGGGGAAGGCTTAAAGATAAGTATTACATCATCGATTCGCACCAGTGCCGGTCCATCGGAAATCTGGAAAAAATCGACCTTCTATGCGACATGCTGCTTGAGTGGGGTATCCTTACGAACCACGACGGCACTTTCTTGCCGACTTACTCCACGGTGACACTGGTAGTCGAATCAGTTGCGTACCAGGCGTCTCTCGCTGCTGACTTGAGACGCGTTTTGGTAAACGAAAGGGAATTAGGTAACCTGCACATTCACGAAGTTAAAGGTTTCCGAGGAGACAAGGTGGCCCGCTTCCGTGGAACTTTAGGTTTGCTAGAAAACAAGAAAATCACGTTCAATAAATACCGAAAGTTTGACGCTTTGTTCGATCAGCTGATCAACGTCGGCGCCACCTCGCACGATGACCTCCTGGACGCCTACGTCTGGTTAATCCAGTATTTACAGAGGCGCGGTCAGTTCTCAATCGAGTACTGAGAGCCCGGTGTGGATTTTGTAAAGCTCCAAAAACTGTTTCGGTAAAAAATGTCTAAGAAACTCTGGGTCGCCATCACCGCGCACAACCCTTTAAATCGATTAAATTCGTTGATCAACGTCCTCAACGAATATCAGCGTTTTCCTCACGAGGTTCGTGTTAATATCTATGTTAATTACGAAGCTCAAGACGACGTATCGACACTGGAGTCGGTGCTTGAGCAGTTCGATAAGTTAAAAATTGACGTAAAAGTAGCGTCACCGGACTACGAAAATTGGTATCTGACGTGGGCACATAAGCTCGATTTGGCGCTAGCCATCCTCAATCGAGAAGCAGATTTTTATATTTATCAAGAAAACGACGTTTTACTCAGACCAGATAATTTTGATTACTACATGAAGTGGAAGCCCGTTTTGGGTCGGTATGGATTAGAGCCGGGGTTTGCTCTATACGAAAATTTTGATAATAAGCGAGTACCGATCGGCAACTATGAACGTTGGTCCTTAGTGGAAGAAACTCCAAACGTGTGGCACGATATTGGATTTACTGTTCCAAAATTGCTTGTTGTTGATTATGAAGTAGACTTTTTTATCCAACTAGGGAGCCCATATTACTGCGGCATGATCCTGGATCAAGCTGATGGGGAGAAGTATATCCGCTCGGACAGTTACGACCCGGAAAAAAGTTACCCGAAAACAGGTATAAGGAATTGGCCTATTGCGGATCGAAGCTCCATGGGGATTGCTTTTGAAAATCCTCCTCGGGGCCACGAGCATCGGCGCTGTGTTCCGGTTGCAAAATGCGGGGACAATTATCAAATTCTTAAGTATGGCTTAATCGAGCACGACGACAATAAGTACTCGCAACGTTTAAAAGAGCAACACGGTGACTTATTATGTTTAGAGGAGATGCTAATTTTTTAACTAGTAGTGGCGCACAGAGGAGCAGATTTTGTCCATATCTGCTACTGTCTCGGAAAACGACACCAGTGTGAAACACTGTTTAGAGAGGATGCTTACAGACTCCGCAAGCATATTGAACACCAAGGCGGAACAATCTATTGGTTCAACCCCCGCACATGATCCCGTTCGACCGGACTATTACGTTCGTGACGGTATTGAATGCTATCAAGTACAGAAAGCATCTATGGGTATGGTTAAGTATCAAGGTTACCTAGAGGGATGCGCTCAGAAATATTTATGGCGATGGGAACAAAAAAACGGAAAACAAGATCTTGAGAAAGCCGTGGAATATTTAGGTAAACTATTAGAAACACTCGAATAGATATGGACGTTCGTGCTTTTGGGTCTGTTTACGGGCAAACTGCTAGTTTGCCTTATACAAGTGGTTTCCTTGTAAACGCTTCTGGAACCAACGCAAATTTTGCGGCGTGCCGTGCAGTTTATGTAGAGAATGCAAACAAGACTGCGGATAAAACTCTTGTAGTTCTTTTTGCGGATTCCAAGCAACCTATAACTTTTTCTCACATTCGCACAGACGTGTTGCTGCCTATCTCAATAACTCAGATCAGCGGTACGTCTACCGTAGAGCACTGTTACGTTCTGTACTGATCATGGCTGACGGAATTGCTAAGAAAAAAGACCCCGAGAAGTGGGCTCGTGCTAAAGCTAAAGCCCGCGCAAAGCTCGGCGGTCATAGCGCACGAGCAATGCAGCTAGCAACCAAGTACTATAAAGATATGGGAGGCACTTACTCAGGTAAGAAGTCCTCCTCTAATCGTCTCTCGCGCTGGTCTAAAGAGGATTGGCAGACACGAGAGGAATACGAAAAATCTAAGAAAGACTGATGGACACTAGTGATTTAATCACAGCTTTAACAGGCGGAAGTACTTACCGCGAACGTAGTGGTCTTCCCGAAGCTAAAGACTTTCAGACTCAGATTTCTAGCTCAAAAAGCCCTAGTCAATATACATTGATGAGTATTTTGCTCGATCCGCTTAAGGATGAGCTAATAGCTAAAGCTATTGCAGACAGGGCGTTGATGAGTAAGCAAGCGTAGGTTTAATCGATGGCTGATCTGGCTCGGGAAAAAGGTCGAACGGAGCGGTATTTACCTCGTTCAGCGTGGGCTTCCCTCACACCTGAGGAGCGGCGTGCAACAGACGAGGCTAAAAAAAGAGCTACTGCAGGTAATAAACCTGTTAACACACAAGTACCTAATACAGAAAAAGCCCGTGAAGCTCGCCGAAAGGCATCAGAATATATAAAGAGAAAAACTCAGTCATGAACTTTAACTCTCCGTACGCACAAGCCGGCAAGTTTTTTGGCGAAGCGTATAACCAATTAGAAGCAGCTTCTCAGAATCAAGTTCGTTCTGGAGGATTTGCCACGCGGGAAGAGGGTTATACCTCCAACGCGGATGATACTTATATGGAGGGCGCTGTCCCCCCTCGCACAGGCACTTCTCCTGTGACTGAACGGGACACGTATGATGTCGAATCGATTAAAGAAGAGCTTTTAAATAGCGCTAAGCAACAAAAGCAGCCTTCAAACGGCAGTGTTGTAATTCGTGCAGGAGGCGGCTACAACCCAGCTGTTAAGAGCTAATATGCTGACAGCTAGGCGAGGCTTACGTGCTTTTTGATTGTTTTTTATATTTTGATGAAAAAGAGCTTCTAGAGCTCCGCATAAATATTCTTAAAGATATCGTCGATGGTTTTATCATCACAGACGGCAATAGGACTTTCCGTGGAGACCCAAAGCCTTTTACGTGTATAGACACAATTAGGGAGCTAGGACTCCCCGAGGATAAAATTCAAGTTCTGCACGTCGAACTTCCTACACCGGAGGAGTGCTCTATCCCCTGGTCGCGTGAGTACGCTCAGCGAGACGCTCTGGGTGTCGGTATGCGTATGTGCCCGCCTGATTCTGTCTTTTTCTTTAGTGATGTAGATGAAATTCCTAAACCTGATCGGTTGTTAGAAGCGGTAGAAGTCGCAAAACAGGATCCAGCACGCTGTGTTCGACTTTCTATGCCTATGTTTTATGGTCGCGCTGATCTTCGAGTTCGGGATCCGAAGGGAGATGGCACAAAAGCTCCAGATAATTGGACTTGCGGCACTGTTGTGCTGAATCAACACCTAGATCGCACACCGTCACAGATTAGACAGAATCCTAACGACATCGTTTTAGGTGATTGTGACGCTGGCTGGCATTTTTCCTGGATGGGGGACTCCGCCCGTATGAAACGTAAGGTAACTTCGTTCTCTCACTGCTTCGACGATATCCCGAACGCCGTGGCACCTGCGGATAGTGAGAAAATGTTAGCTCACTTGGACACCTATAAAGCAAAATCAGGCGGTACAGATCCTTTAGGGAGGAACGATCATATTCTCGAGCCTTATCCGCATGAGCTTTTGCCGCCAGAATTGTTTAAACTAGAGCGAGTAAAGAACTATTTGCTTCCCGATGGCTGATCAAATGCCCGAAGGCTTGCGGAAACACTTCGAAAAGAAGAACGAAGGCAAGGAAGCCTCTGAAAAAGGCGAAAAAGACGCGAAAGGCGCGCGTTTGGAAGCACTCCGTAAGGCTAAAAAAGCTAAAGCGAAGCGCAAATCCGAAAAAGAGGGTTCTGGTCGTTGATTCCGGCCTAAAAACGCAGTTAAAAGGCCATGTCAGACAATTTAAGCCTTAGGCAGCGGTTTGCTGAGATTCTTGAAGCTTCGCGCACTCAAGATCGCAGCAAACAAGCTGCAACAATGGTCGTTTTAAGTCATCTGCAGCAAATGACGCTGCTGATGATTAAAAAAGGCGTGCTTTTTTACTGCGAGCAGGACACATATAAGGCGAGAAGCAAGTTTATTGACTCGCTGATCTCCCTAAACCGAATGGATATTCGCTTTCCCGCGATTATCCGTAATTTTTTGATTGACGGGTGTGGTCTGTTTTATTTCCGCCCCGATCCAAAACTTAAATATCAGATTTATTTCTTTTCGAAAAATCAGTACCGGGTTTACCACGATGTAAACGGCGAAATTGAAGAAGTCGTAATCCTTTACAGCTATAAAGTTAGAAACTCGACATTAGGCTTACCTGCCGATGCCTACGGACAGAACAAACGCTATGTCCGTATCTCGATTACTACTGAGCGTATTAACGAGTTTGAATCCAATAGTGAACTTAGCTTTGAGCTAGAACCCGGAACTGTTCTTACACCCAAAAACAGCCGTAAGAACGAATTAGGGTTTATTCCCGCTGTGGAGGTTTTAAACAAACCCAATAGCAGCGGCACCGAAGGCGAGGGTGAGTTTGAGCCGTTTATGGAGCAGATTGTGCTTCATGATGGCATGATGAAGAACATCGCCCGTAATATCGAGTTCTTCGGTAATCCCACGCTGATCAGTTCGCGTCCTCGTAGCGATCTGGTCGAAGCTTCCGATACTGACCGCACTTTCCGTCCGACTATTAGTAGTCAGAGCGGTTTTGCGGGTAGGGACACGCCTTCTACTCGTGTTTCCGAGCCGTTTGGTTCGAGTTCAATGATCGGGGGACTTCGTGTTCCCCGCGTTATTGCGAATATCGAGCCCTCCGACCGGGTGGGGTATATGACGCCTGACCCCGTTAACGGGGACATGAATCGTTATGCCTTGTTACTGCGAGAGGAGATCCGCACCGCTCTCGGCGGTGTTGATGAGATTTCTATCTCAGCTGGTGCAACCGCAACTGAGATCAAAGGCTTAATGGGTCGGGCTCAGGCCACGGCCCTACGTAAGAATAAAAGTTTCCTTACTTACGGATTCTGCCGCTTGTTGGAGATGATTGTCTTCCATCAAGAGCAAATTTTCCGGGAAAGTTTTACCCAAGTTGTCGGTCTCGAGCCTCCGGCTTTACCTAAAGAACTAACCCCTGAAGCCCAAGAAAAATATCAAAAGAAACTAAATAAGTACGAACTAAGCGTTGATACAGCAATTGCATCTGCGCTTGAGCAAAACAAAGTCCCACGAGGAGTTTTTGGCCTTCCTCCTGACGGTGATCGTCAAGTTACATATCGTTTTCAGGGCGATGTGTATGAGGATACGGCATACGATATTAACCAAAAATCTATCGTTGTTCGTAACCTTCAAGAACTCGGTGTGGATAGCATCGAAGCTCTTAAATATCTCTTCCCAGATAAAACTGACAGCGAACGTGCGGAGATGCTGAAAGGGTTTCCTTTCCGCATGATCCAACAAACGCAAGGCGCATTCCAACAATTTCTATTATTATTGAATCAGATGTTGCAAGCGCCACATCCACTTGCGCCGAATCAACCGCTTGCGGCTGACCCTCGGCTAAACATAACGCCCCTGTTATACAAAACGTTTGACCACCTTGCGCAAGAACTGACTTACTCGGGCAGCTATGAGCCAGCAGATCCCAGCTTCGATCCCGAGCCCGGCATCCCCGGCGGTAGCGGCCCCTCAGGCGGCGCCTTCAGCGGATATGGGCTCAACAGCCTATCCCCAATGGGTAGCAACTACCCAGGCGGCACCTTCGGCAACTATGCCCCAAGTGCAGTCGCCGGCAACACAGGCTACGGTCCCTTCTACCAACAGCCAGTACAACCAGTCTCTGTCAACGTCCTCCCCGTCCAATCCCTGGGAAGCGGCGATGGGCAGTCTGGAACGGATGGTTTCTCGAATCTCCCCGTCCCCCAGCCAGACAGCATCGTATCCGCAGTACCAAACGGCGCCGCAGGATACTCAACTTTACAGTCAGAGTTCACAGGCCCAGCCTTATCTTTACCAGGCGCCTACGGCTCAGCCGACCTCGTACAACAGCGAGTATACAACCCAGACTTCTTATCCGACTTCTACGGGACAAGCACCCGAGGCTCAGCTAAGCCCCGAAACCGTCGCCGTAGTTAATCACTTCGGTGTTGATGCTCCTGGTATCCTCAATCAGTACTCCGTTACTCTTGAGGATGCTCTGATTCAGCAGCATTCGGTTCTCGAAGCCGCTATTAATCGCGGTGCTGCTATGGAGCACATCCTGACTGATCCTGATCAGCTGGCTGACTACACTGACCGGTTCTTCACCGAAGTGTACCCCGTGGATGCAGATGTTAACGAGCAGCAAACCTACCAGCCTCGTTACGATCAACTGCCCGCAGTTCCTGCCTCCGCTATGGCCGGTGCTCCTTCTGCGGATGGTGAGACCCAGTGGCAAGGCTTCAGCCAAACCATGAACCAGAGCCCTGAGCAGGCTTGGCGCTATCTTTCCCAGATGAGCCCCGATGCCTTCCGCAGCAAGCTCCTGTTCCTGGATGCCAGCTGATAATTAATTTTCAGCAAACCAGCCAACCCCGTTCATAATTGAGCGGGGTTTTTTTATTTATGACTGCTCGCCACGTCATATCGTCCATTTTTTGTTCTTTGGATGATGATGAAGCTACTCAAATTTTTAAAGACTACGAGTTAATTGCCGAAGCTGTAAAGTTTGCTGCTGCCAACCCTATTTGTCCTGATTTTGAATGGGCAAATGTTTTTCCGGGCGAGCACTATCGCATCCTTGCTGGTCTTGTACAAGTCCTAAAGCCCACAAACTTAATCGATATAGGAACTTATCGAGGTTGTTCGGCTCGCGTAATGCTGGATTACAGCAACCCTGAAGCTAAAGTGAGTACTTTTGACTTATACCATTATCGTAGTTTTGACTGGACTGTCTTAAACGAACAAGATTTTATCTCTGGACGACTTACGCAGTATTTTTCAGACTTAAAAGATGTCTATATGTTTAACAAACACCGAGACCTGCTTGAGTCTGCAGATTTTATTATGTTAGATGGTCCTAAAGACGATGAATTTGAGCGCACTTTTTTAAATCTTTGTACACAATTAAAACCGTTTACACGTCCTAGGTGGCTCTTAATTGATGACATCAGATTTGACAATATGGTTCACCTGTGGCGGTCGATCAAATCCCCGAAAATAGACATCAGTTCCTTCGGTCATTTTTCTGGAACTGGTTTGGTTAACATAGAAAAAGGTCTTTTAATTG